GGTGATGGTGGTGTAGGGCTTAACATTCCAAAAGGATAATTAAATGGAACAAGGTGTAGGTGAAGTAGCTAAACGCTACAGTCAACTTGAAGGGGAACGAGACACCTTTTTAGAACGAGGACGAGAAGCAGCAAGGCTAACCATTCCTACTCTTTTGCCAGATGAAGGTCACAGTAGCTCTACTATCTACAGTACACCATATCAAGGTATAGGAGCAAGGGGTGTAAACAACCTCGCTTCTAAACTGTTGTTGGCTCTACTACCCCCAAACAGTCCATTCTTCAGACTTACTATTGACGACTTTGACTTGCAGATGATTGCTGGTGATAATCGTGGTCAGGTAGAAGAAGGACTAGCACGTATTGAACGTGCCGCAATGCAAGAGATTGAGGGTAAAGCTATCCGTGTACCTGTGTTTGAAGCATTAAAGCTTCTGATTGTCACAGGTAATGCTCTTGTTTATATGCCCAAGAAGGGCGGTATGAAAGTATTTAGACCTGACCGTTACGTTGTTAAACGTGATGCAATGGGCAATGTTCTAGAAATAATAACAAAAGAAACGGTATCACCACTAATGCTTCCAGAAGAAGTACAGGCGATGCTGCAACAATCAGATATTCCAGTTAAATCTCTTGACCTTTACACCAAGCTTACAAAGACTGGTAGGGGTTTTGAAGTATTTCAAGAGGTTGCTGATATAGAAGTCCCTAACTCTAGGGGAACATATAAGGACGATACAAACCCATTCATCCCTCTTCGGTTTATCCGTATTGATGGTGAGGATTATGGACGTGGTTATGTAGAGGAATACATTGGAGACCTTAGAAGTCTTGAGTCACTTACTCGTGCTATTGTACAGGGTAGTGCTGCTTCTTCTAAAGTACTCTTCCTTGTACGTCCTAATGGTACAACAAAGTCTACCGATTTATCTAAAGCACCCAATGGTGCGTTTCTAAACGGTGACGCTAATGATGTGTCTACTCTACAGGTACAGAAGGCGGCTGACTTCCGTGTTGCATTAGAAACAATGCGGATGATTAATGACCGTATGGCTGCTGCTTTCTTGTTGAACAGTTCAGTACAACGAGCAGCAGAACGAGTAACAGCAGAAGAAGTTCGCTTCATGGCACAGGAACTAGAGACTGCCCTTGGCGGTGTGTACTCTATTCTGTCTCAGGAGTTCCAGCTTCCTCTGATTAATATCCTACTGAACTCTCTACAAGCACAAGGCAAGATGCCTAAGATGCCTAAGGACAGTGTTAAACCTACTGTTGTTACAGGTATTGAAGCACTAGGTAGAGGACAAGACCTTAATAAACTTGCAACCTTCTTGCAGTATCTACAGCCACTAGGGGCTGAAGTTATTGCTAGTGAGATGAACATCAATGACTACATTGACCGTCTTGGTGCTTCTCTTGGTATTGATACCTCTGGCTTGATTAAGTCACAGGAACAGAAGATGCAAGAGCAGATGCAACAACAACAAATGATGCAACAACAAATGATGGAACAGGCAGCTATGGGAGCAGCACAAAGAGCAGCCCCAGCAGTAGCTGGCAAAATAGACCCTGATCAATTACGTCAGGCAATGGAGCAAGTTAACGAATGACAGACTCAGTGAACACACACCAAGAACAGCCACCAGAATCACAGGAGCATATTGATGCTATGTTGAAGAAGGTAGAGGGACAAGAACCCTCTGACCGTCCTGACTGGTTGCCTGAAAAGTTTAAAAGTCCAGAAGACATGGCAAAGGCTTACTCAGAATTAGAGAGTAAGCTTGGTAAGGGTACTAAAGAAGAGACCCAAGAAACAGAAGAACTAGCTGAACAAGTAAAGCAGACTAGCTCTGAAGTTTCCGAAGCCCTAGATTCCAAGGGTCTGGACTTTGATGTCTTTCAACAGGAATATCTAGACAACGGAGAACTATCTGCTGATGCTTATACAGCGTTAGAAGAAGCTGGGTTCTCTCGTTCTCTAGTAGATAGCTGGATTGAAGGACAAAATGCCCTATCCTCTAAAGTAGAATCAGAGATGTATTCTCTTGTAGGAGGACAGGAGCAGTATGCTGAAGTTATAAAGTGGGCATCAGAAAGTCTTCCTGAATCGGAGATTGATGCCTTTAATGCAGCAGTAGATACACAGAACCCTTCTAATATTAGGTTTGCTGTGCAAGGACTTTACGCACGTTATCGTTCAGAGGCTGAACCAAATCTCCTTCAAGGGGGAACTGGTGCGGTATCCTCTGGTGGGAAGTTTGAAAGCAATGCAGAATTAACTGCTGCTATGCGTGACCCTAGATACGCTAAGGACTCCGCCTACAGGCAACAAGTCGCTGATAAGTTGGCTCGTTCTAGCCTGTTCTAAATGTTGCATGGGATTGGGGGTTGTAATAGATGAACCCCCTCTCCTTCTAAACACATCTATCTGGGTGTGCTTAGAAGGGGAAACCCTACCTCAAGTTATTACTGACTAAAATAACCCTGACCCCTTGCGAGGGACAATCTAGGCCAAAACGTGTTGGTGGTGCTGAGACAATTAACTCAACATTATCTTTTAGAAAGGGATGATATTATGGCTTCTGCCGCTTCAAACCCTGCATATAGCGTTAGCTTTCAGGGACAAAATAATAACACAGGTGACGTTCGTGACTTGTTTCTAAAACTCTATGCTGGTGAGGTTCTCACTGCATTTGAGGAAAAGAAAGTAATCATGGACAAGGTACGTACTCGTACCATCTCAAAAGGTAAGTCTGCCTCATTTCCAATGACAGGCCGTGCTTCTGCTGAGTACCTGACTCCGGGGAATGAAATCACTGGTGGTCAGATTCGTGCTGGTGAACGCATTGTCACTATTGATGATCTGCTGATTAGCTCACAGTTCATTGCTAATATTGACGAAGCAATCAACCACTACGATGTTCGTTCAATCTACTCAAAGGAAGCTGGTATTGCACTGGCTAATGAAGCTGACCGTAACGTAGCTCGTATGCTGGTTAAGGCTTCTTTGTCAACCAACGCTACTCGTGCTGCTGGTCTTATTCAGGACTACAAGTCATTCACTGAAGAAGACTTCACAGACAACGTAGTAATCGGTGACAACGCTGCTGACGATCTGGTAGCTACCGACATCGCACAAGCTATCTTCAACGCTCGTAAAGAGATGGAGAAGAAGAACGTACCAACTGACGGTGCTGTAGTTATGCTACCACCAGACCAGTACTACGCACTGCTTGATGTGACCGATGGTAACAAGTTGGTTTACATGAACCGTGACTTCGGTGGAACAGGTTCTATTGCTACGGCAACTGTACCTTCAATCGCTGGTATGCCTGTTTATATGTCAAACCACGCTGATGTAACTAACCTCTACACCTCACTCGCTGTTGGTGCTGGAGAAGGTGAAACATCAGACAATCAGCCTCTGGCTAACACTGCTGGTTCAGGCCGCACTACTCACTATGATCTGCCTACTTCTGACGTAGATGGCGTAGACATGGTGGCTCTTGCTGCTCGTATCCGTGGCTTCGTGTTCACACCAGACGCTGTTGCTACTGTTAAGCTGATGGACTTAGGCCTTGAGTCTGAGTACCAGATCAATCGTCAGGGTACACTGATGGTTGCTAAGTACGCTATGGGACATAACGTCCTGCGTCCAGCTTCGGCTATTGCTCTTCTTGAGTATGCCTAAATAACATAGAGGGGAGAGGCTTCGGCTTCTCTCCTTTTTTTTTATTATGCACGTTTTTCTTTTACTAGTATACTTGGGAGTAGGAGATGACAGAGTACTAATCAGTAATGATATGTACTTCAGGTCAATCCTTAATTGTAACTTTTATGCGTCTGAAGTATCTAAGAGATATGGTAACTTTCAGTACCATGACTGGATGGATAATAGAGATAGGGTAACTGCTTACTGTGTCCCCAAATATATTAAGTCTGGTTCTGTGGAGGTCTACTAATGCTTTTAGAATTACAGGCCGCCAATGCCGCTTTCGCTATCATTAGAGAAACGGTTATGAATGGAAAAGACTTACTTAGTGCTGGTTCTGCTATAGCTGACTTTGTTAATGCTAAAGAAGACCTTAGGCAAAATAGTGAGAAAAAGAAAAACTCTGTGTTTGCTTCTAATGATTTAGAAGAGTTTCTAGCTTTAGAAAAACTTAAAGAACAAGAAGAAGATTTGCGTAAGATGATGCAGTGGTATGGAAGACCTAATCTTTGGAATGACTGGCAGAAGTTTCAAGCAGAAGCTAGGAAAGAAAGACAGAGACAAAAAGAAGCACAACTTAAAAAACGACAGGAACGTATAGAACTTATACAATTAATCATTGTAGGTACAGTACTTGCTGTTGGTGTAGCTGGCCTTCTCTGGTGGGCTTTGTGGTTAAGAGGTAATTAATATGAAGAATATGAAAATCAAAAAGTCTCGTGTAAACGAGGCTGGTAACTATACCAAACCCACAATGAGAAAAACCCTGTTTAATAAAATCAAAGCAGGAACAAAGGGTGGTAATGCTGGTCAGTGGTCAGCACGTAAGGCACAGATGCTTGCACGAGAATATAAGGCTAAGGGTGGGGGATACACCTCATGAAGAAGCCACAAGAAAGCTTAAAGAAATGGACAAAACAGAAGTGGCGCACTAAGTCAGGTAAGAAGTCTAGCGAAACTGGTGAAAGATATCTACCAGAAGCAGCTATTAAATCTTTATCTGCTGCTGAGTATGCTGCTACTAGCCAAGCCAAGCGTGAAGGTACACGCAAGGGTAAACAGTTTGTACGTCAACCATTAAAGATTGCTAAGAAGACAGCAAAGTATAGGAAGTAATTATGCCACAAGTAGGAAAGAAACATTACAAGTATACCAAAGAAGGTATGGCTAAAGCTAAAAAAGAAGCTAAGAAAACAGGTATGCCTGTACAAAACAAGTACATGAAGAAGAAGTAGCATGGCTATTAAACACGCAGGAGAAACCTTTTCAGGTGTTAACAAACCAAAACGTACACCAAGTCACCCTAAGAAATCTCATGCGGTGTTGGTCAAAACTAATGATAAGTTAAAGATTGTACGCTTTGGACAGAAGGGTGTGAGTGGTGCTGGGAGTAATCCAAAGACCGCTTCAGAGAAGGCTAGACGTAAGTCCTTCAAAGCACGTCATGCAAAGAATATAGCCAAGGGTAAGACAAGCGCAGCTTACTGGGCTGATAAGGTAAAGTGGTGATATTATGGCAGCTACAACAAAACTAGATGCAGTCAATACAATGCTTTCTGCTATTGGTGAAGCACCAGTCAACAGCCTTTCTTCTGGTTTGGTTGAAGCTGAAATCGCAGAAACAATACTAAACACAACTAATCGTGAAGTACAGTCACAAGGCTGGCACTTTAATACAGAATATAATAAATCATTTGCACAAGATACAAACGGACATATTGTTATTGGCGTTGATGTTCTTCGTGCAGATGCAACACTACAAGCAAACGGTAAAGACTTAGTACAACGTGGTACTAAAATGTATGACAGAAAGAACCATACATTTGTGATAGGTGCTGCTGCTAATCTTGATGTAGTAGTAGAACTAGAGTTTGAAGATTTACCTGAAGTAGCTAAGAGATACATTACACTTAAAAGCACAAGGGTCTTTCAGGATAGAGTGGTAGGGTCTAATACTCTACACGACTTTCAGAGAGAAGATGAAGAACGTGCTTACTTTGAATTAAAACAGTTTGATAAAGCTACTGAGGATGGTAACATCTTTGATAACTACGATGTCTTTTCGATTATAGATAGACAAGGACGGAGAACATTGTAATGGCACTTATCAGTCAGTCCATCCCTAATCTTATTAACGGTGTCTCACAGCAGCCACCATCATTACGTCTTAACACACAAGCAGAACTACAAGAAAATGCACTATCTAGCGTTGTTACAGGGCTATCGAAACGCCCAAGTACTGAACACATTGCCGATTTGGGGGTAATCTCTGACACCGATAAAGCTTTTATACACACCATTCGCAGGGATGAGAACGAGTATTATACTCTTGTTATTGATACTGGTGGTACTATCAGAGTCTTCGACAAGGAAGGTACATCCAAAACTGTTACCAATAACGCCTCAAGTTATTTCTCTGGTCTTACAGACCCAAGCAAAGAGATAGCAGCAGTATCTATTGCAGATGCTACATTTCTAATTAACAAGAATACCACAGTGGCTAAGGGTAGTACTACTTCTAGTACAAGAAACCCAGAAGCCTTGGTGTATGTTAAACAGGCTGACTACTCATCTACATATCGCTTGGTTATTACAAAGGGTGTTAGCTCTAGCACTGTAGAGTTTGCTACAAAGTCCTCTACACAGAGTAGCACAACCCTGACACAAGACGCAGAGCGTGGTGCATCTACTGACTTGATTGCACAAAACTTAGATACTTTTTCAGCATCCACAGTAAGCACAGTATACTACGATGACATTACAGATGGCTCTGCTGTTACTGGTATTACTATTACTCGTTACGGTTCAGTACTACATATTCAGTCTACAGATAGCACAGACTTTCAGGTAGAGGTAGGTGACTCCCATGGTGGAGAGCATCTACTCGTATTTAAAAACGAAACACTTGACTTTAAGAAACTACCAGTAGAAGCTGCTGAAGATTTTATCATTAAGATTATTGGTGATAACGAGAAGGCACAGGACGACTACTATGTAAAGTACACTGGTGGTGTCTGGAAAGAAACAGTACAACCAAACATCTTACTAGACTTAGATGCCTCTACGATGTTTCATAAGTTAATTAAGAATCCAGATGGTTCATTTACTTTTGATGAAGCAGTGTTTGCTGACCGATCAGTAGGTGATGATAACACAAACAGTTATCCATCATTTGTTGACTATACACTATCAGACATCTTCTTCCATCGTAATAGACTAGGCGTACTAGCAGATGAGAATATCATCTTTGCTCGTGCTGGGGAGTTCTTAGAGTTTGACTTTTTCCGTAAGACAACACTAACTATTGTAGACAGTGACCCTATTGACGTTGCAGTCTCATCTAATAAAGTTAGTCTACTAAAACACGCTGTACCATTTAACGAGAGCCTACTGCTCTTCTCAGACTTAACACAGTTTAAGGTAACAGCAGAACCCCTCCTAACTCCTGAGACTATCAACGTGGCTAACACCACAGAGTTTGAAGCCTCCCTAAGAGCAAAGCCAGCACAGGCTGGTAAGTATGTTTACTTTGCCTCTAAACGTGGTGCTTGGTCTGGTGTGTGGGAATACTTTGTAGACACTGATACTGATGTTAATGATGCTAGTGAAATCACTGCACACGTACCTGAGTATCTTAATGGTGAGATAAAGAGTATTCAAGCATCCTCTAATGAGGATATGCTGCTTGTACAGACTGACAATGATAGTCAGGCTATCTATGTATATAGATACTACTGGTCAGGCCGTGAGAAGCTTCAGGCTGCTTGGTCACGCTGGGTATTTGATGGAGATGTCATAGGGTTCTCGTTTAACCGTGCTGATATTGACATACTAATTAAGAGGGGTACTAATCTCTTTCTAGAAAGAATTAACCTCTCCGTAGATGATGCTACGCTATACACTGATGGTAACTTTTCTGTCCACTTAGACAGACGAGTAAGACTACAGTCAGGTGGTACTACAACTGTACCATATACTGATGCTGCTACTATCTATGTAGACAAGCGTGGCAAGATAATTCAAGTAGGTGATGTAGCTGCATTGCTTACTGCTGGTGAAGTAGTCTATACTGGTATACCATTTACATTTAAGTACCAGTTCTCTGAACCAGTAATCAAACAGGATAATAAACCCATAACAACAGGTGTGCTGCACATACGCAACTATGCAGTCACCTACAGTAGTACAGGATTCTTTAAGGTTACTATACAACCACTACAACGTACAGCTTACGAGCGAACCTTTACAGGACGTATTGTTGGTGGTGTAGCTAACCTCCTAAATAAAGCTGCTATTGACTCAGGTACTTACCGCTTTGGTGTGGTAGGACATTCAGATGAAACAACAATTACTCTAGAAAGTAATAGTCATCTACCGTGTGTGTTCCAGTCAGCAGAATGGGAAGGGTTCTTTGTACTTCGTTCTAGGAGAATGTAATGCAAGGTCATGTGAGAAAGAGTACTCAAGAAGATGTAGACTATCTAGCAACCAACCTGAGGAGAGAGGATGCTATTGAAGTACTCTCCTCGCATGGCAACATTAAAGAAGCACTACAGATAGGCTTTGACGAGTCAGAAGACTGTAGTACTATTATTGTCTCCGATACAGGAGAGATTGCTGGAATGTATGGTATAGCTAGGTATGACGAAATGATGGGTGTACCGTGGCTTCTTACAGCACCTCCAATAGAAAAGATTTGGCTACCCTTCCTAAGAAGGTCTCGTGTGTGGGTAGAGCATATGAATAGTAAGTACCCTATTCTCGTTAATGCTTGTGATGCAGACTATACTAAGGCTATCAACTGGCTTAGGTTTGTAGGCTTTACATTTATAAAAAAGCATGATAAATGGGGTGTAGATGATAGACCCTTTTTAGAATTTGTAAGGATAAAAGATGTGTGACCCAATGACCATTTTGGCTGTGGCTAGCAAAGGCGTAGAGTTTATGGAAGCTAGTCAACAGGCTGATAGAGACCAAGCACGATACGATCAAAACAGAATAGCGGCAGCACAAGCAAGAGACTTGAAGATACAGTCTCTTAATCAGAGGGCTATTCAGGAATCTGAGGCTGCTGGTGAGGCTAAACAAAAGCAAGCTATAGAAGCACTACAGTTACGTGAACGTGCTGCAGTAGCTGCTGGTGAGGCTGGTGTTAGTGGTTCTTCTGTTGATAACTTGCTCAAAGAATACACTGCTCAACGATTACGTGGTGTTACCACAATTAATAGAAACCTTGAGAACATTGAGAAACAAATAGAATTACAAAAGATGGGGGCTTCTGCGGAAGCTGAAGCTAGAATTAATTCTTTACCTCAGGGTGTACAACCTAGTTTCCTAGCTGCGGCTGTGGGGGCTGGTGCTAGTGGTTATGCTACATATAAAGCATATGATGTAAAACAACCAGCTAAGTATGAATCTGTGTTTGGTACGCCAACTATTGTAGATAGCGAACCGCTTTTGTATTAAGGAGATACTAATGGCACAACGTAGAGTACCTGTAGAGCGTATGCGTACGACTACATCACTACAAGCTGTGGCTAGTCCTGTTGAGACTTATGTACGTCCAGCAGAGATACAAACTAATAACGAGCTTGCTAACTTTGTTAATGCTATTACTCCTGCTATGAAGACCTTGGCTGATCTTAAAAGACAGGAACAACTAAAGTTACAAAGAGAAGCAGAACAAGGGATTGCTGCTGCTCGTGCCTTTGACGCTGAACTAGGTGCAAGAAAAGCTTTAGCAGCGGCCTTTGATGACTTTGCTGACCCTGCAAATTATAATGAATACTTAGAAATGACTACTGAGCAAGTCAGGGATAGACGTGCTGAAATCATGCAGCCGTTTATAGAAAAGGTGGCTCAGTCAGGTGATGAAAAACTTGTACAGGCTTTTCAACAAGACCTTGAGTTAGGTAATCTTACCTTTTTTACACAAGCTTTTAATCCTAAGCAACGTGAGTATCAACTAAATAACAAGTTAGATGAGGTATTTACGGAAGC